GAGATTAGCTGTGCCTATGGAAGGAAGTTGTAACCATGACCATGTATGAAGAGGAAGAAATTGATTTAATAATATCAAATCCTGTATTACATAGAGCTAATGATAGAGAGTACGCAAAGCAAATGCGTGAGCTGACTAAGAATAAAGATAATGGTTTTATATATATAGATACCTTATTAGACACAGGTTTAACTGATGACTTTTGGATATGTGATATGTGTAACGACCAGATAATTGTACTTGATGATGAAGGAGAGCCAATCTCTGTTTATCTATGGTTACAAAGTCGTGCTTTATGTATGGATTGTATAGATAAATACGATAACAAGGGCTATTTAAACGAGGGTAAAATGTTTTGCCCTTGCTGTATAGGAAAGGAGATTGTATGAATAGTGAGGAAGGATTGAATCCAGAATTACAAGACATACTAGATAATATAGGTAAGGGAATTAGTGATGCAACAATACCTAAGAGTCATGTTGCTATCACTAGAGATATTCTTGAATACCTAAACGAACTATCAGTAGATTTAGGGTACAACCAAAATCTAGCTGATTGGTTATTTGATGATGATAGTGATAAGCAGATTGATAGGAAGTTCCCTATCTTTTTGAGGTTGGTAGTACCTCATCACTTTAAAGCAGGAGAGCCTACTGATACACATTACCGAATGATATGGGAATTTGTATTTACAGATGACTACGAGAATAGTCATACAGGTATGATGGATATTCCTGCTGAGGCATATAACTTACTACCTGAAGTACCAGAAGTAGTACAAGTTGATGAGAACACATACGATATGTGGTCGCAGTTAGATACTGAAACAATTACTTCTGATTTTATTAATGAAGTAGAAAGTCTACTTAAAGAAGAAGGAGAAGAGGAATGAAAAACCAATGGAAGTTACTTGAAAAAGTAATTAAAGCACCAAGAATACTACTCTATGGTAAGCCCGGTACAGGTAAGACCTATTCAGCAATGAAGTTAGGTATGCGAAAGGATAGGTATAGAAGTTCTATTACCTTAACACCTGAAACAACTGCTACTGATTTACTTGGACACTACATACTAGAGGGTAACAATGGTATGAAGTGGAATGATGGTGTCGCTATTAAATCATGGAAACTAGGTGGTAGATTAGTTATTAACGAGATAGACCATGCAGGTCAAGATGTTAGTTCTATACTACATGCTTTGTTAGATGATGTAGAGTTCGCAGAGCTTACACTTCCTAATGAGGATAAGGAAATAGTAAGACCTGCTAAAGGATTCCAATGCATAGCTACTATGAATGGTGAGCCAGAGGATTTATCTGAGGCACTACGAGATAGATTCCCTATCAAGATAAACATTCAGGAGATACACCCTAAAGCAGTAGGCTCTTTAGACCATAAGATTGCTAGTGTCATGCACGATTTGAGGGAAACAAATTCCTCTATTCGTAGTTTCATGGAACTAGATAGGTTAATTAATAAGCAAGGTGTTGCTTTAGATGATGCGTGTTGGGCAGTATTCGGACATGATGAGGAATTTACTGAAACAGTAATTGAATCTTTTGCAATAGTAGATTCTGATAGTTCTCACTTGGACTCGGATAACTGATGAGTCTATTTAAAGAGAGGAAATTTGCTAAGCCATTACCAAAATTCTTACCTAACTTAGCTTTACAAGGTAATCAAGTACAGGTGTATGAGCTTGAAATAAGTAAGTTAAACGCTGATAAGCGACATGGAATACCAATACCAAACTCTGCTTACGAGAATGAGCTTGATATAAATAGGGCAGTATTACTACAAACCCTACGTAAGAAATATTTTGTCAATGCTAAATATCGTGGAGAAATTGATTGGGATATTATGGCTATTGCTGAAACTCTATGTGTACTACCTATTGCTAGGAATATTATAGTAAAACTAAGAGTATCAAGTAAAAAGTATACAGACAAGCTACATGATAAGGAAGGATATTACTACAACTTACGTACATGTCTACCTGCTATGAATCCTAATAGTAAAAAATATTATCTTGATAGTTTAGTAGATACATTCTATCAAATGATTAGAGATGGTCTTGATATACAAGATATATCTGAACAGTTAGTATACAAAGCTACAACATACTTTGGTCTTGTGCGTTCTGATGGTAGGTATAGTATAACTGCTGAGGATATGCAAACTACTGTACATAGTGCAGTAGTTAGAAACCTACCACCTTCTCTTACTTTAGATGAACATAAGGTAGATAGAGAAGTTGATACAGTACATACAATAATTGCGAATGCTATGAGTGGTGTTGATTCTGCTATGCAAATAATTAACAGAAACAAAAGACCTTATAAGTGGCGTTATGATAGTGAGTCTGGTGGTTGGAAAACGTTTAAACAACCTTTCAAGCCAAAGAAGTATGCTCGTAGAATATATAACGAACTTAAACTTATAAGTAGTAGGTATATGTCATGGAGATTAGGTCAAGCCTTAAGATATTTACCTTCTATACAGGAAAGTATCTTTGATACACCTACTGATTCAAAAGTTAATGACTTATCAAAAACTGATGAGGACTTAGACATACCTCAAATGGTTATGCCTAAGTTCATTGATAAGAAACTAGACAATAAAATTCGTAAAGATACTGAGCGTAACTATAAACACGCAATAGATTACCTATCTGATAGAGGTGGTGTACATGGTAAAGCTAAACACCATAGATTCAAAGGTATTAAACCTATTGTAGAAGCCTTAAGAAAACTAACAGTATCTCAAGGCGAGTATGGTGTAAAGCCAAGACAAGTACATAGAATCATTACTGATAGAAAAGTATTTAAGCGAAGGAAACACGTAGCAGGTGGTAGCTTAATGATTGATTGCTCTGGAAGTATGGGATTCAGTAGTGATGATGTAAAGGAAATTGTTAATTTGTTACCAGCTAGTAAGATAGCTGGTTACGTAGGGTATGGAAGTAGTATCGGAGATGACTATGATGGGGATATAAGACATATCGCCCAAGATGGTCGTATGGATATTGAATCTATACATAGCTTACAAGAGTATGGTGCAAACTCAATAGACTATGACGCTTTAAAGTGGTTAGCTAAACAAGAAGAGCCAAGAATTTGGGTATCGGATATGCAAGTTGTTGGTGTTAATAGCGAACAAGAACATAGAAATTCTAGTACTTTATCAAAGGATAGAGTAGAGGAAATTATGAGATTCGTTGCTTTAAATAATATAATACCTATAAATGAGATTGCTGATGTAAAGGAATTTGCTAGACAATACTCTAAGTTTGTAAGTTAAAGCTACCTAACTGCCTAGCAATAGACAAGTATCTAGCAATAGATACATAGGTAGCTTATAAATCCCCCCTCTTATGCAGGCACTCTCGCATAAGGGGGGGATTTTTTTTTGTTTTTTTACCTATGCATATGCATATGCATATGAACACTCAAATAAATTATCTTGTTTAAATCCTTGTACATAGGGTGAGCTATGATATGATTACCAGATGAACGATAAGAAAAACATATCAGAGCTAATTGACAAAGCGTATGATAAAAAACAGGGGGGTATTACTGCTTGGTATTTACAAGTACCTGAGGAAGTAAAACCATTTATAGAAGGCATAGAATTGCTCGTTAAAGAGGGTAAGAAACCAAACTCTACTGCTGTTAGCAGGATATTAAAAGAGGAATTTAATTTCTCGGTATCAAGAGCTGGTATTAACAGGTGGCTAACACACTTAAAGGATAAGGATAATGAAAAAGAACGAGGAACAGAAGTTAGTTAAACTATTAGCAGAGGTTGAAAGCGATAAAGTTGCAGACCTTAAAAGTAGTAACAAGCGATTACTAAGGCAGATAGAAAAACTAAAAGATAAAAAAGCAGACTTAATTGATGCAGTATATAAGGGTGCTAAAGATGGTATGAGTACAGTAACTCTACCAAAAGTTAAAGCACCTAAAAAATCTAAATCTAAAGGGCAAGAAATTTGTGTGCCTTTACTAAGTGATGTCCAACTTGCAAAACAAACAGACACTTACAACTCTAAGATAGCCCACAAGAGAGTCATTAAGTATGCAGAGAAAATCGTGAATCTCTCTCAGTTGCAGGGTGAAAGCCACACTATCAAGAGATGTGTTGTACTTGCATTAGGAGATATTGTTGAGGGAGAATTAATATTTCCTGGACAAGCACACGAAATAGACAGCTCACTATATAAGCAAGTTACTGTAGATGGACCTGCTATGTTGCATGAGTTCTTTCAGATACTGTTATCTCACTTTGAAACAGTTGAATGTCATTGGGTTATAGGTAATCATGGTGCCTTAGGTGGTAGAAGTCGTAGAGATTATAACCCAGAAAGTAATGCAGATAGAATGCTTGGTAAGATACTTGAAACTATGTTTAAAGATGAGCCAAGAATGAAGTTCCATATACCAGAAAAGAAATGGTATACAATAGCAGACTTAGGTGTCAAAGCTAAGTTCATGTGCTTTCATGGAGATAATATTCGTGGAAGTATGGGACTACCTTTCTATGGTTACAACAAAAAAATTCTAGGTTGGAAAGCATTAGCAAGTGCAGACTTGATGGAAGATTTCACACACGCAGTATGTGGACACTACCATACACCAACATCTCTATATCTTAATGATGTAAGAGTATGGGTAAACGGCTCAACTGAAAGTCATAATGGATATGCACTTGAACAGTTGGCTGCTATGGGTAGACCATCACAATTCTGTTTGTTTGTTAAACCTTCTAAAGGGGTAACAGCAGAGTACCTAGTAAATCTAGAAGAGTAATAATGTTAGAAACTATATTTCAATGGGTGATACTATTCTTAGTAGGCGTATTGATAGGCAAAAAAATATAAGGAGAAATTTATGGACAAGGAAACACATAAGAAATTAATCAAAGACTTTCCTAGTAGTGTAGTTAAACCTGCACCTAAGGGAAAGTTTGGGGACTATGTACCCCATCACATATACACACAACGACTTGTTGATGTTATACCTGGTAAGTACAACTTCTCTTACGAGATAGTAAGAGGTAAGGATAACACTATCGTAGGTGCTAAATGCAGACTAGAGATAGAGAAGCTAGGTGTAGTAGAGGAAGTCGGAGATGTTGATATGAACGCATTTAAAAGAAACATAACCGAAAGCGAGATACTTAAACTAGCTGTATCAGATGGTATTAAAAGATGTTGCATGAGATTTGGAATTGGACTAGAGCTATGGACAGGTGGTACTACTGAGGAAGAACACTATGCAAATGATACTTCTGAAAAAAAAATTAAAGATGACGCGGTGAAACCACCCTCAGCTCAAGTAAAATCAGATGCAGACAAGTCGCAGGATAGCCTTTCGCCTGCCGTTAAGACCATGGCTTCCTCTGCATCATCAGATAATCCAGTATCTGTATTAGAGAAAGCTAACTATTTACTAACAGGAGATAAGCATCCTAATGGAGATAAGGCTCTTGATGAGAATGGATTATGGTGTATCTGTGGAGGAGAAGTTAACTATATACCAGAACATAAAAAGACTTCTGCTAAAGGACCTGACTTTAGATGTTCTAAAGCTGGTCAATGTACAGCAGGAGATACTGTAGATGGTAAAGTATTTGCTAAGTCTTGGTGGATAGTAGATTACAGAAAGGAAACACCTAAGTCTTGGACTAACTATGTTGAAGCACTCAATGGTGTAGTCATGCCTAAGATTAAAAGCATGGATGATATCAAAGAAGGGGAAGCTCCCTTCTAATGTTATATGGAACAGATAAAGTGTTCCTCGTTACATGTATAGATTGTTATAAAACTTATTGGCATAACGTACAAGCATACAAAGGCTTATGCCCATCATGTGAGAAAGCATTTGGAGAAAGGATAGATGATGTCTCAGAAGGAAATAGTAGCTGAACTACTAGAAGATAATAGAAGAGGTGTATGTGGTACTACATTCTTGAAACATTATATACCAAGATTCGGTAGTCTTATCTTTAATTTAAGACACGAAAAGAAATGGAATATAGTTAAAGAACGTTGTGATTTACACGAGCATAAAAACACTCAATGGAAATATAGATTGTTACAAAGCGACACTACAAACTACAATGTAGAAGAAGGTCAAACTTATTCTTTTAATTTAAATTAATTACTGATTTGTTTTTTAGCGTATGTCTTAACTACTGCTAATGCAGCACCACCACCAGCTAATGCAGCTAACTGAAGTACTTCAGCGTCTACACCAACTAACGGAGCAACTGTTAAGGCACCAATGAAAGCCTCAATGAAGGTCCAAGCTGTTCGCTCAACCATGTCTTTAAGTTCTTCACTCATTTTATAACTCCATGCTTCGTTCCAAGGGGTCCACGCCACATCCTTCTTGAATGTACCTTTAGATGTTCTTGCTCTTATTTTTTCTAACATTAATTTATTATTCTACCTTTAAGCATAGCATTGCCTGTTAATACATTTCCATTAATCTCTTCTAGTTTCTCCATTACTGTGCTTGTAAGTACTACATCATCAGTAGATTTATTAGATAGTTCTTTACCATCTAAGTCTATCTTGCTGTATTCTATGGTAACTTTCTTACCTTGTAGTAATTGATTTGCTACCTTCGAATACATTTTTTTGTATGCTACAGCACTTGAACCAACCATACCATTAAAGTTTATATCTAAGTCTTGTTGTGTTTCTCCTACAATTAAGCAACCTGATGTATGCTCATCTGTATTACCTGTATGAATTAAGATATATGTAAACCCTGGTACATCTTGTAAATGTAACATACCGTAATGTGCATTCTTATATCTAGCTGAATACTTAGCATGGAATCCACCTGTCTTTCTAAACTTTATATCATATGTACCTTCAGGTATGCAGGTTTCATGCATTACCTTTACTGCTTGATACTGGTCCTCTAATGTATAACATTCAAATACACCATCAATAAATAACAAACCATTAGTTGCATCTTTACCGAACTGTGTTCTTACTACCTGTAATTTCATTCTTCTTCCTCGCTTTCTAACCAAGAGATATGTACTCTTGAACCATCCTTAAGTATAAACCAAACATGGTCTTCTTTATCTGTGTCCATGTTTACAATTACATATGGTTATATTAGTATAACCATTCTTAGATTTATAAGACCTACAACTGCTATCTACTTGCTGATTTATTAACTTCATTCTTTTTATTATCCTTCCTAAACCCTATGGTAAGTAACCATACGGCTAATGTAATTAAAGTCGCAAGACCTGTAACCTGTTGAGCTGAACCAGTAAGAGTAAGTGTAGCTATAACTAAACCTACTAAAGTCCAACTAAGATTTAAAGTTTCTTTAATTATTTCAATGAGCCAAGCCCATATCTTTTTAAACATTATGACTTCCTTAATATAAACGCTGCCATACTAGCTATTCTAGTCAAAATTACAGGCACTACAACTTCTTGAGCTTTTTCTCTCTGGTCTGTTGTCATATCATCACCAATATTATCAATGGTTATCTCTTGTATATTATCAAAGTCTACAAAAACTTCTATTGGATTCTCTAAGAACTCCTCATACTGTACCTCTGTAACAACATCAGCAAGTGTATAGTTCTCTACATCCTTATTTTCTACAGCTCTCTCAACATATTCTTCTACAGCTTCAGCTACTATCTCATCATCCT